TTAGCTAATGGTGGGCAGATACAACAAATAGCTCGTGGTGTACAAAGTGAAACAGCAACAACTAACTTCTGGGGTGCACCAAAGAAAAAAGCCGCAGTAGAAGCAGTAACTGAACTTGGTACTGCTGGAATTGACGTAACAGAAGAATAAACCAGTCTTTGTTGGCACTTCAAAAATAAATGATAAATAAATAGATAAAGTACTTGACAAGAGTATAAATAGAATATATAATAGCAGCATAGTAAGAAATTAATTAAAGGAAAGCGAAAGCAAAATGTTTAACCAAAGACATCAATTTAAAATATCGAAACAAGTGTGCGCACTTGCCACGATGTCTTATTGGTCAGCGATTGAGACATTAGGCAGTAATGATCGCACACCGCATAATGAGGGTTTAAGTTAACGTTTATTTTTATATCAGAAATGAATTTTTACTTAAACCCTAGCTCGAAAGACTAGGGTTTTTTGTTTTTAAGGAGCCGAAAATGGATAAAAAAGAAACTGTTCAGAAGCCGACTCCGGAGCAACGGATAGTGGTATTAGAACAAAAATTAGAAAGGGTAACAAAACTATTAACAGAAAATGTTAATCTTTTAAAAAAACTTTCTAAGTAGGCAGTACGTGTTATGCGAAACGAGATCGCAGCCTGCACGTTAACTAGGCAAATGGGCGGACAAGTGGATGGCATGTTCTTTTGTGAACAGAAAATACTTGTTATAATAAAGTGCATTAATCGGCAACTAGGTCCCACGCAATGTGGATTATGTCTTAAGAGAGCAATTAGTGTGCTTTATTATACGCATTCGCAAGAGTGCGTTTAACTCTCGTTCGCCTAGTCTGGTATGGCACTTGCTTTGGGAGCAAGAAGAACGTAGGTTCGAATCCTACACGAGAGACCAGTTAATGGGTGATGAGCAGCATTGGCGACTGCAGCAGACTGTAAATCTGTGTCCTCTGGAAACTAGGTTCGACTCCTAGATCACCCACCAATGTTGACTATAGTGTAGCGGCAACACTCAGGATTGTGATTCCTGCATTATGGGTTCGACCCCCATTAGTCAACCCAACTTTTAATATGGCACTTTAGCATAGCTGGCTTAATGCGCTACCCTGTCACGGTAGAGATCACGGATTCGAATTCCGTAAGTGTCGCCAAGTTATTCCGGTGTAGTATAATGGCAGTGCGGCGGTCTCCAAAACCGTTAGTGGGGGTTCGATTCCCTCCACCGGAGCCAGTTTCAAATAGTGGTTGACAGCAAATATCAAAAATGCTACACTATATAGATAGTAACAAATAAGTAAATGGAAGAAAGCCGTAACAATATGTATTCGAGGTTAGGAGAGTACGGCAAACCGTCCAAGGGTAGCTGATGCCTGTGGTGCAACTCCACCGTTGAAATCAGTCATGATTCTGCACATGATAACAGGCCTGTATTTGGCCGCAGAACTTTTATCGCGGTGGTGGGCTAATTGGCAAGCCGTAGGGCTCATAACCCTGAGACGAGGTTCGAATCCTCCGACCGCAACCAAATACACAGGGGAATAACATGGCAATTAAAAAAGCAAACTCAATGACTACACGTACAGGCAAACCTAGACTAGGTCCACTGAATTTAACCCAACTAAATACATTGTTGGATAAAACTAGCAAAGGTAAAGATAAAGCAAAACTCCGTAATAGAATTGCTGTATTGGAATCACGCTTAGTTAAATAAGTTTTTGCCGGGTTGCGCCGAATGGGATGGCACCTGACTTGTAATCAGGCTTCGTAAGATAGAGAGTGTTCGATTCACTCACCCGGCACCAGTAATGCCCAGTTAGCAGAGTGGTAATGCGCCTCACTTGTAATGAGGATATCGGCGGTTCGATTCCGTCACTGGGCACCAAGTATTAAGCCTCTTTGGTGGAATTGGTATACACGTTGGTCTTAGAAGCCAATGCTGAAAGGCTTGAGAGTTCGAGTCTCTCAGGGGGCACCAAAAAATTTTATAGAGTAAAGTCTGATCGGTAAATACCCGTACAACGGAGATAAATTTATGTTTGAATGGTATTGGGCGTTTGTATTCGGGTATATAGTACATACTATAACAGTAATTGTAGTTTCAATTTTCCTGCATCGAATGTATGCACATAAGCACTTGTTATCCACGCCGGCATTTGATACAATGAGTCGAATTTGGTTATGGATGGTAGGCGCATATTGGCCTAAAATTGCAAGAATATTTGCAGCAGTGCATAGAAAGCACCATGCTATGCCGGACACACTAGATGATCCACATACACCATGGATATATTCATGCCGTGAATTATTATTTCCTACGACAGACAGGGAAAAAGGCAAAGCATATTACATGCCGCCTGAAGAAAGAGATAGTATTGCAGGTGATGTACCGGCATTCGATGATAAGTTGGATATATTCTTAATGAAGTATCTACCATACAGTAAGATACCATTGGTATTAGTATTCTTAACGTTATTTTCATGGCAAGGTGCTATAATTGGGTTTGTGTGGTTAACTATATCTCGGTACAGCGGAAGATTACATAATTGCGTATCGCACAAATATGGATATAGATGGCAACCAGCAAAAACAGAAGGTGACCGTTCAGTAAACTGCTTACCGATTGGGTTAGTATTCGGCGGTGAGGAATTAGGAGCCAATCATCATGATTATCCAGATTTGGTTAACTTTGCAATTAAGTGGTACGAATTTGATACAGGGTGGTATGTTGTTAAAGTATTAGAATTTTTTAAATTAGTAAAAATTGTTAAATCTTAAAGAAAAAATTGCGAGTATGGTGGAATTGGTATACACAGTAAATGGTTGGAAATACCAATGGGTCAGCAAATAAAGGTAAACCCAAAAGTGAAGAGCATAAGAAAAAGATTGCTGAATCAATAAAACAAAAATATGCTACAAGAAATGCTCCGATGGCGTAATTGGTAGCCGCAATGGACTTAAAATTCATTATCGAAAGGTGTCCCGGTTCGACTCCGGGTCGGAGCACCAGAGTTTAGTTGCACAGTAAAAACACGAGTGATGGTGTGCGGGTTCAAATCCCGGTGGGGAGGTAAAAGCTCCCGGCTGCACTCAGACTAACAGTTTTAAAGCGGGATTAGTTTAATGGCAAAACTGGAGTTTTCCAAACTTCTGTCATCAGTTCGATTCTGATATCCCGCTCCAAACACTAGCTTTACACTTTGCGCTTTATCGAAAGTGGGTAATTGGCAATACCATAGCGCCAGGGCACACACGATGGTCTAGACCATGCCACAAGTCCCATTGCCGGGAGCCTTGAAAGTATCGTGGGTTATTTGTTGTTATATCCAAAAGATAACAGCTGGACAGGGTAACTACTCAGTTCTGGGCTAGGTGGTGCTAGTAGCAGAACACTTTACACTACAGCAATGTAGACGAACAGTATATATTATAGATTTACAAATTAGATAAGAAGTAAATGGGGGTGTAGCTCATTTGGGAGAGCGCCTGCTTTGCAAGCAGGATGTAGCAAGTTCGATCCTTGTCACCTCCACCATATTATAGGAGATTAGCTCATTTGGTAGAGCAGTGCCCTTACAAGGCAAAGGCGACTGGATCGTAACCAGTATCTCCTACCAGTTTTAAGTTTTATTCCGCAGAATCCGAGCTAGGCGCACGGACTTGACTGTTAATCAATGATTAGCTGGGTTCGAATCCCAGATGCGGAGCCAATATTATTTGGTAGAGCAATAGACTGAGCTAAATAAACATATAACGGAGTTATTGATATGTTTACTTGTGTGTATTGTTCTAAAGTATGTAAAAATGATAATAGTCATCGAAATCATGAAAGACAATGTCCTAAAAATCTTAACAGGATTTATAAAAATGGAATGACTGGTAAAACGGCATGGAACAAAGGACTTACAGTTGCTACTGATGAACGAGTGGCTAAAAATGCTATAGCAATTAAAGCAAATGCTAAAGAAATTGGTAAATGTAAAGATCCAGAGAAGGAAGTATTACGTAGACAAAAATTGTCAATCGCTGCAAAAAGAAGCGGATTTGGCGGATACAGAGAAAACGCAGGACGCAGTAAAAAATTTAGAGTGTTAGATTCTTACGGTAAAGAAACAGTTTTACAAAGCACATATGAATTAAAGTGTAGTGAAATATTAAATGAGTTGGGCATTGAATGGATTCGACCCAAAGCATTAAAATATGATAATAAAAATTATTTTGCGGACTTTTACTTACCTAAGATAGATATGTATCTTGATCCTAAGAATAGTTATAAAGCAAGATTAGATTTAGAAAAAATAAACAAAGTTATAGAACAAAATAATGTTAAAGTTGTAATCTTATTAGAAGAACACCTAACATTAGAACATATTAAACAGCTCTGTAGTTAAATGGTATAACGGACGCTTGATAAGCGTTTATTACAAGTTCAATTCTTGTCAGAGCTACCAAGTATTCCAACCGCATCACGTTTAGGGTGAAGTAGGGCGTGTTAACAAAACCCTGTAAGATCAAAAATACCTATCAAGGCAAGGAGGAATCACAGCGCAAGCTGAAGACGACTGCGGTGACTTGCTAAAAGGGAGAAAGCTGTAACATTATGTATTCGAGGTTAGGAGAGTACAGCAAACCGCCCAACTCATAATACACCAGACCTCAACCTCGCAAGAGACAATTCTGGTTCCGCTGACGCGAAAAGAGGATGGGCTGCGCTCACGGGGTTTGTTAGGTTCCTGTCACATGAATACCTAACACTTATTTGGAGGATTGGCTGAGTGGTTTAAGGCAGCAGTCTTGAAAACTGTCGAGCTGAAAGGCTCCGTGAGTTCGAATCCCACATCCTCCGCCAAATACTTGACAACGTTCTAAAACGGTGTTATAATAGTTTTATAGTAAGAAATTAGGAGAGCTGGCCGAGTGGTCGAAGGCACTTCCCTGCTAAGGAAGCATACGGGCTTAACCCTGTATCGAGGGTTCGAATCTCACCGCTTCCGCCAATTTTATTAAGGACTGATATGTTGCGCACTGTGGTATTATCGTTGGCACTTTTGTTTACAATTACAGCACATGCTGAAGATTGGGCAGTAGTAACTGATTCGGGTGATGGAGTACGTTTAATTGCTGATGTTGAATCAGTAAAGGTTAAAGAATACAAAAAAGGTACTAAAAAAGGTACAGGTATATTTGTCAATATGCAATATGTAAACACCGACCTTATATTTGTATCTGCTATTGATGTTGAAGAATGCTTATTAAAGCAACGTGGCACATTAATTAATGCTTACCCAAGCGGTGAATCCAATACATACTTTTGGGACATTAGCGGTGGCAAGATGTATGATGCACAAGGGCAATGGTTATGCGGTGCTGTATATGGCATACTTAAAAATAATAAAAAACAACCAAAACCTAAACCTAAAGTAACAATGTAATATAGCATTCGGAGAGTGGGCCGGACGGTAAGGCACCACCCTGCTAAGGTGTACAACTCTTTAAACAGTTGACAGGGTTCGACTCCCTGACTCTCCGCCATAAAATTGAGGATAACTAACCCTCAACTAAGTATGTATAATACACGAGAATTTAATGAACGATAATAAAAAAATATGGCCTATTAAATCAGAGACATCGTGCTATTTAAAATGGTCATGGAGCACTATTTTCCTCACTAAAGGTACCACAGCCAGTTGTCATCGAACTGTACATTCAGATATTGATATTAATAATTTTAATAATTTTCATAATACTCCAAAAAAATTAGATGATCGAAAGCGTATGCTAGCTGGCAACTGGCCGGAAGAGAGCGAGTCTGATAAATTTGGAATTCCTGGATGTACTTATTGTAAAGATATAGAAGATCATGGTGGCACAAGTGATCGTACAGTGCAATTACGTCATCTCGAAGCAATGAGTGCAACACAAAATAATATATTGCCCGTAGAATTATTAACAGATCCAACAGCAACGGAAGTAACTCCTACAATAATTGAAGTTTATTTTAATAATGTGTGCAACATGGCTTGTTTGTACTGCGGCCCTCATTTTAGTACTATGTGGGAAGAAGAAAATCGGAGATTTGGCATTACAGAAGACGACGGTATATTAAATACACCGTTATGGAAACGTAATCCTACTCAATATAGTACGTTGCGTGATGGACTATTTACTTGGTTACGTGAACACGGAGATAAGATTTGGAACTTCGGTATGTTAGGTGGCGAACCTTTCTTCCAACAAGAATTTGACATGGTATTAGATCATTGGGAAAATTATCCTAATCCAAATTTACTATTAACTATAGTTAGTAATTTAAAAATAGAACATACTCGATTTGTTGGTTACATTCAACGATTAAAACGTATGGTAGAAACTGGTAAGATTAAAAAATTAAATCTTAGTGCTAGTTTAGATTGTTGGGGACCCCCAGCAGAATATATTAGATGGGGATTAAATCTAATAGAGTGGGAGAAGAATTTTAATTATCTAGCACAAGCGGGGTTCGATGAATGGATTGTTTTGAATGTCAATATTACCATCACTCCATTAAGCATAAGGACATTGCCGGACTTGATTTATAAATTAAACGAATTGGATAAACTTAGAGACCCAACACGTCATATTTGTATTAGTTTTATGCACGTTAATTCGCCGACACAACTAAACCCATTATGGTTTGGTGCTGGTGTATTTACAGAAGATATGATTAAGGTAGTGGATGCAATGCCGACAGGAACACAATACCAGCGTGATTATAAAGAATATATGCAAGGTATTGCTAACAGTATAGAACAGACTCCACGAAATCCTGCCGCTATTCTTATGTTAGAAACATATCTAAATGAAATGGACCAGCGCAGGGGAACACATTGGCCAGAATTATTTCCGTGGCTAGTGAGACAATTTGAGTTAGCCCATTCGGAAATATAACACAATTCATTATTAAACACAGGAGCATTATATGTTATTTCTAATCTTAAAAAGCGCAGTAGTTGTTGCAATAGCATTTTGCGCATTAATTCTAGAAGTATTCATATTAGTGTGGATCGCAAACAAACTAAAATAGTTTAATTGCTCCTGTAGTTTAACGGTAAAACAGCGGGCTTATACCCCGTAACAACAGATAATTGGCTGATCAAGGTTCGAATCCTACCACTTCCGCCAAAACAACCGAGAACGCCTCTTAACAATGCGCAACATCAAACGTGGATTTACACGTGACGCTATAGGACGCTATAGTCTACGGTCCTCCGGGAGGATAACTCCCAACTTATTCTAAAAGTATCAGTAATACCCTCTTCGCCAAGTTGGTAAGGCAACAGGTTTTGATCCTGTCATTCGGTGGTTCGAGTCCATCAGGGGGTGCCAAACAATGTATGTGTGTAGCTGAATGGATAAGCTGCGGATTGCAACCCCGTATTATGCAGGTTCGACCCCTGTCACATACTCCACTTTCAATATAGAGATGTAGCATAGTGGCCTAATGCACTTGCTTCATACGCAAGCTACCGTAGGTTCAAATCCTACCATCTCTACCAAACAATGCCCCCGCCGATGGACGGACTTTGGCCTTCGAAGCCGAAAGAAGCGGTTCGATACCGTTCGGGGGCTCCAACAATTATGTGCGGGTGCTGGAACAGGGATACAGCTCAGCGGCAGTTGAGGCAAAGGGTTCGAGTCCCTTGGAAGTTCGCAAGACTTTTAGTATGGTACTGTTGGAGGCTCGAGTCCTTCCTCGCACACCAAATAAAATGTTACTGCTCAGTAACATTTGCCGTCAAAACCGGCTAAATCAGTTCAAATGTTACTGAGCAGTAAGATTAAAATGCGGGATTAGCTCAGCTTGGTAGAGCACGACGTTGCCAACGTCGTTGTCAGGAGTTCAAATCTCCTATCCCGCTCCAAATTTCAATTGACAAAATGTCAAAACGAATGTATAATACACTTAATTAAAAAAGGAGGCTATTATGTCTTACAACTATAAAGAAGTAGAATTTAACGAATTAAAAGGTAAAGTGTTGACAAGCGTAGTAGTCAACGAATACAACGATGAAATTGTGTTTAAAACTACAGACGGCGAAGTATATACTTTGTATCACGCACAAGATTGTTGTGAGTCAGTAGAAATTGAATCTATCGTTGGTGACTTGTCTGACTTAGTTGGCGAAGAAATCTTACTGGCAGAAGAAGCACAAAACTTATTTGACTTGATTAAATCTGCAGGCGAAGTAGAAGAAGATGAATACGGTTCACACACATGGACATTTTATAAATTAGCAACTCGCAAAGGGTACGTTGACATCAGATGGTATGGTTCAAGCAACGGTTACTATTCAGAGGAAGTTTCTTTTAAAAGAGAGCAGTAACATGTCACACAGTGAATTAGATTGGTTAGAATACAATGGGTGGGCAGGTCAGGATACTATTCCGCAACTTGCCCATGAAGCATTAGTACGATACTTTGTGCATGGCATGGAACCGGGTAGTTTTTTAACTGCTATGCTCGAGGGTGATTTGTTTACTGCGGCGTTTAAAGCAGACTTTGCAAACGCAGGAGCAATGGCAAAAATTGCTAAATGGATTGTACATCATGCACCACACAATAGTTATGGTAATGCTGACATAGTTAAAAAATGGTGCAGTGACCCGACTATACGAGCAGACTTCGATAAGAAAGTGTTGTGGCATTATTTACACACAGATGGAAAACCAAAAGTATATGACTTCTAAATTAAAACCGCAATGGATTAAAGATAAAGAAGCACTACAAACTATTAAGCCAGAAGAACTTATCATTGTAGGAAAGATGGGAGTTGCTGGCGTAATAGATGGTAAACTTCCAAACGGTGAAGTGTACAATAGAAACATTAGAAAGAAACGATGACATACTATTGTGAGCTAAACAATGATGAGAATATAATACGCACAATGGGTGGACATAGAATAGTTGGGCGGTATGTAATAGTCGCCAGCCAATTCATTCCAACCGGGCTTACGTATAGTGCAAAAAACATTAATGATGGTATGCGATGGTACAAGCATCGAGAGAAAGCGAATTCGGACTTAACAGAAAATGAATGCAAAGCACTAACTTTTCAAATATTAAAAAGTGAGACTTGGTGATGGAATTTACAATCGACCCAGAGTACTTAACAAGCGTAACTATTCATAAAGAGTGGAACACGTATACACACAATGGTCGCGTACCTACAGCAGAAGAACTTATTTTAATTATTCAAGGCAAGGGCGAGTGTTCGACTACAAGTTCAGAAGATCATCCAGAGTTTGCTAAGTTGCGCGAGCAGTTGGGTGCAGATGGATATATTCATATCCAGCGAGGTTGGTGGAATGGTGATGAGGTCTTAAAACCGTTTAAACTTAACGGAAGAAAATTTAAAGTAGGAGCACAGTTTAGCAGCGGTAGTGCAATGGGTACACACCTTGCTGTAAGAGCTAAACACCCCGAGTTATATAAGGATGAATACGATGATGAAACCGTGGATTGAAAACGTTAGTATGAAAGACATACAAGTAGGCGAGCACTTTGATGCTGGCACTAATTCTATGCTTATTCAAATTGTTGACCCTATTACTCTTTTTCCAACACCAAAGCATACATTTAAAGAAGTGCATCAGTTTAAATTTTTAGATGCAGAAGACTCTGATGTTGCAGAGTACGGTGAAGAGCCATTGATTAGCGATCAGCAAGCAGAAGCAATTTTGCAGTTACTACAACGTGCGCTGGCCAACCATATGAACATTGTTGTACATTGTCACGCTGGTTTATGTCGTAGTGGTGCAGTAGTAGAGATTGGTGTTATGATGGGCTTTAGAGATACTGAAAAGTTTCGTAGTCCCAACTTACGGGTTAAACACAAATTAATGAAGTTGCTCGGGCTAATACACGACCCAGACGAGGAACATAACTGGCGTGATGATTATCGTCATCACTTAACTAAAAGCAATATGTAACAGATTAATGCCAACCTAGCTCATCTGGTAGAGCACCGGTCTGAAGAGCCGGGTGTGCTTGGTTCAAGTCCAAGAGGTAGTACCAAAGAATCTTTAATCGCGTGTGGTTTAGGGTAAGCGGCACCAGGTAGTTTAGAAAACCCTAGTAGAGAATAGCCGACAGACAAGGAAAAGATCACAGCGCAAGCTGACGACGACCGCGATGACTTGTTAAAATGGGAGAAAGCTGTAGCATTAGATATTCGAGGTTAGGAGAATACAGCAAACCGCCCAACTTATAGTACACCAGACCTCAATCTCGTTAAGAGACAATTCTGGTTCCGCTGACGCGAAAAGAGGATGGGCTGCGCTCACGGGGTTTGTTAGGTTCCTGACACAAAAATACCTAACACTAACATGGAAGTTACTGAGGTTGGCTCCTCACACAGTCTTGAAAACTGTAGTTACCAGGAATGGTAAATCGTTCGATGCGATTAACTTCCGCCAAATACTTGACATTGTTGATAAACGGTGTTATAATAGTTGTATAATAAGAAATTAGCAAAGTTTTGGAGAGTTGGCCGAGTGGTCGAAGGCAGCGGCTTGCTAAGCCGTCCTCCCAGTAATGGGAGCATAGGTTCGAATCCTATACTCTCCGCCAAATTTATGGGCCTTTAGCTCAGTTGGTTAGAGCGTCCGACTCATAATCGGAATGTCACTGGTTCAAGTCCAGTAAGGCCCACCAAGCACTCCGGTGTTAGTTAAATGGATATAACAGGGGATTTCTACTCCCTAGTTGGGGGTTCGATTCCCTCACGCCGGACCAAACTTAATAAGGAAATATAATGTCACTATCACACAGTTATAATGCAGAAGCAACACTAACAGACACAGAAAATCGAACAATCAAAAAACGAGAAGCACAAGAAGTTAGCAACAACGCTATGGCAGAATTTCTAGCTAAAGGCGGCAAGATACAACAAATTGGAAGAGGTATTAGCAGTCAAACAGATGGCTCACCTCACTCAGCTTGGGGAGCTCCACGCAAAGCTGGTCGACCGCTAGCGGATGTTACAGCTTCTATCGCAGTCCTTGACAAATAATATAAATTAGGTAACAGCTTAGTTAAAAGGTAATAATATATGAAATTTACTCAAGCAGAAATTATTGAACTTGCTAAGGAAGTAGAACTCAGCGATGAGATTGATTGGGCAGATTTGCCCTTAGATAAAGATCGCATTTACCAAATTATCGGTAGTCAAACTTACGAACTGTATGAGCATTACAGCCAATCAGAAAACGGTGAAGCTATACTCTTAGCCACCATCACTAAGTTGTTAATTGAAAACTTTGTATTAAACCTACAGGTAAAAGGAAACAACGTCCTATAAATACTAAACTATGAATAAACTTAAAAAACTGTTAGTCAGTCCGTGGACTGCACTTATTACCTTGGCCATTATTGTCACAGTAATTACATCAGGTCCAACCTTTGTGGAGTCAGTTAGGCTCAGATACTTTGATACACTCATTTCCAGTAAGGCTCCTACTCAAAATAATATCTATACTGTAAACATAGATGAAGCAACCCTAGACAAGTACGGGCAGTGGCCATTTAAGCGTGACAAGTACGCTAATATAATTGGTGACTTATATAGTCGTAATGCTGGTCTAGTTGTTTGGACTATTATGATGCCCGAAGCAGATCGTCAAGGTGGTGATCCTGCGCTGATGTTAGAGTTAGAGGACCATCCAGTTATTCTTTCTAACATGCCAAGTCAAACAACCAAAAACATTCCACGTAAGCCAGGTAGTGCTGTTATTGGCGCAGAGTACAGCAACACAATTATTCAATATCCAGGTATTATTGCCAACATTAAAGAGTTAGAAAACAATGCCGCAGGTGTTGGTATTGCCAATACATTCCCAGAAGTAGATGGTGTTAACCGTCGCTTGCCCTTATTCGTCGGTTACAATCAAGAAGTATACCCAAGTATTCCTTTAGAAGTTCTACGTGTAGTATCACAAGACACAACATTCCAAGTTAAACTAAATGAGAATGGTGTTGAGAAAATGCGCATTCCTAGCTTCCGTCCTATTAGCACAGACAGCATGGGTCGTATCTGGGTAGATTGGAGTCAAAAATCAACGCAGGTATCAGCAGTAGATTTACCTAAAGACTTTGGTGGTGCTGTGGTCATTGTAGGCCTAAGTGCCGCAGGCCTAGCCAACCCTGTGCCAACATCAATTGGTAGTGTTTGGCCTCAAGACATGCAGGCTGCTGTGATTGGCACCTTAGCCAACAATGTAAACATCGAACGTCCTGATTGGGCACCTGGTGCTGAACTATTGGCATTGATTGCAATTAGTTTAATCATCTTAATTTTAAGCCGTTGGGTATATGTTGGACTTGGAGTGGGCGTTGTCTTATTAGCCGGTGTTACTCCTTTAACTATGTATGCGTTTGCCAACTACAGTTTCTTGTTTGATGCCATTGTACCAACAGCAGGTGGTGTACTTGTTATGCTACACGCTTATGGCATTAAGTTTGTGTCTGAGTTCTTACAGAAACAACAGATCAAGAAACAGTTTGGTAGCTATGTTAATCCTACTATTGTCGAACGCTTACAAAAAAATCCAGAGCTTATCAAGCTGGGTGGCGAGCGTAAAGAACTATCAATTGTTATGACAGACCTACGTGGCTTTACTACACTCGGCGAATCGTTTGGTGATGATGTAGAAGGGCTTACACAGATCATGAACGATTACATGACTGCACTTAGTATTCCTGTGCTTAAGAACGATGGTACACTGATTAAGTTTATTGGTGATGCGTCATTGCACGTACACGGTGCCCCGCTTGATGATGTTAATCATGCTAAGACAGCGGTACAAACTGCACTAGAAATGATCAAGGCTATTGAAGACTTTAACGTAGAACTCGTAGCCAGTGGTCGTCCGCCAGTTGGCATGGGTGCTGGTGTTAACACAGGTGAAACCTTAATTGGTAACATTGGTGCTAAGAGCAAGTTTGGCTATGACGTTCTAGGTGACAGTGTAAGCACTGCAGCACGTTTGGAAGGGCAGACTAAATCATACGGTGTGCTACTAATCATTGGTCCTAAAACTGCCGAATACTGTAAAGATGCGTTCCCTGTAGTATGGCTAGACAATATTGCTGTTAAAGGCAAGACAATTGGTTTAGATATCTATACAGTAGGCAACACTATAGCTTACATGCACGAAGAATATCGTAAAGAATATACTCGCGGCAACTGGAAAGAAGCTATTATGTGGGCTAAGAAAATGGTCAACAATGATGATGTTGACATTAAACATTACTATGAACTTATGATTGAACGCATGGAACATGGTGTTCCGGCAAATTGGACAGGGACTTACGTAGCGACATCCAAGTAAGTACCACGCTACTTACAAAAACGATAAATAAGTGTATGAAACATACACATCATATTATACCAAGACATATGGGCGGTACAGACGACCCGAGCAATCTAATAGAACTTACGATAGAAGAACATGCAGAAGCACATCGCTTGCTGTATGAGCAGCACGGCAAATGGCAAGATAGAGTAGCTTGGCAGGGACTATTAGGCCTCATACCGCATCAAGAAATTATGTTGGAAATGTATAATGCACAACGAGGCAAAGGTAATGCTATGTATGGAAAACCATGTTATTATAAAATGACAGAAGAACAAAAACAACAATGGAAAGATAATATTGGCAAGGCTATAATAGGCCGGAAAGACTCTAACGAAACAAGAGAGAAAAAACGACAAGCACAGTTAGGAGTAAAAAAAGGAATTACGCCGTGGAATAAGGGTAAAAAGACAGGCCCGCAAACTGCCGAGTCGAGACGGAAAAAAGGTAAACCATTAGTATTTCAGGGAGTTGAGTATAACTCAATCAATGAAGCCGAAGCAATCACTGGAATTAGTGCTTACAAAATTATTAAATCTTGTATTTTTATTGAGAATTAATATGATACTTCGAAATAGTTTACTAGCAATAACACTAGCTGTAAGTTTAACTGTAAATGCTAAAACAATTACAGCCAAAAGTTTCTTGGTATCTGACACTACCGGTGAAGTTATATTAGAAAAGAATGCTGACCGTGTACAGCCCATTGCCAGCATTACTAAACTAATGACTGTAATGGTAGTACTGGATGCTAATCAAAACTTAGATGAGATAATTACTTTAGATCGTCGATTAGTTAACAAATATCACACTCGATTACCTCGTAGTGTTAAACAGTTAACTCGCGGTGAACTAATTGATCTTGCTATTGTTAAGAGTGATAACTTTGCTGCATATACACTAGGCGCAAACTATCCAGGTGGGCTAGCTCGTTGCATAGCTGAAATGAATCATATTGCGTTTGTGCTAGGTATGTCAAGTACAACGTTTGCTGACCCAACGGGTCTAGATGCAAACAATGTCAGTAATGCCCGTGACCTAAGTAAATTAGTTCTAGCCGCAAAAGAATATGCGGAGATTACCGAAGCTAGTGGTAAACCTAATGTAAGTATCAAAGTTAAACGTCGTTGGTGGCAATTTGGTAACACTAATCCAATGGTTAGAAATAGCAATGATGTACGAGTAAGTAAAACAGGTTATATAAATGAAAGTGGTGGTTGCGTGGTTATGCTACTTGATACTGAATTAGGACCGCGTGTAATTGTTTTGCTTGGTAGTAAAAATACTCGTACACGTTTCCCAGAAGCACAAAAAATCGCCGTAACAGTTAGCAACAGCGATATTAATGTTGATTAGTCACTGCCACCACTGGCGGCCTGATCATCTTCTGATTTGGCTTTCTTATGTTTGCTTAAGTCGTTAATTTCTTTTTCAGCTTCAACACGCTCATATTCAATAGTCTTACCACGTAAATGCAATACAGTATTAACTTTCTGGTTCAAACGTATCAAATCGTTGTCTAACATACGTATGCGATCAATCAAGGCAATAAGCACAGTATTTGCGTCTGAAATGACTGGTTTTACCTCTTTTGTGGCCCATTCCCATACGTATTTGATGATGAATCCCATGCCCACTGCCATAACAATGGGAAAGCCATATTTGTTTACTAAGTCTACTACATCCATAATAAAATCCCTTGTAACATTAAGAATACACCTGCGCCTGCTAGAACAAAGCTACCCCAGAACAGGGCCATGCTAACACTTAATATACTTGCTGACAACAATACAATGCTTAGTTGATATGCTGTTGACGCATAACCTACCCAAGGCAATTGTTGTTTATAATGATCACGATCTGCTTCTAATGCTTTGGCCTGTTTGAATAGTGCTGGTTTGCCTTCTTCACCTAGTTCATAACTTGCGGCTTTGTCAGTAAACTTCTTAGCTTTGGCAGGATCTGTAATTTGCTGTGCGGCTAGTTCATACTGTGTTTGCTTAATACTTTTAGCTTGGTAAAAAGCCCAAATGTCATTGGCTTGGATAGTGTTGTTCATTACCTTACTGTTTAAACTACCTTGTAGCCACATGTTGAATGCTAACAATGCCGCAAAGATATTGATAACTAGACCAGCTTTACTTTTAATAAGTTTTTCTGTAGCTGAAACATCTTCTTCAACCCCGTCTTTCTTCTGACGTGTTACCATTTTAATTACTGTATCATGTAAAGCCATTATCCATTATCTCCGTTCTTCCAGCGTTCTAAGTTAGCCGCATATCGTGTGATACTGTGGTTGGAAAAAAAGTTAATTTCTTTACGTTTGAGTCCTACTACAAATCCACGCCATACATCTTTAGTTACCTGCCATGCTGTGGGCGCACGTAGATTACCGTAGTGATTCATATAGAACATACCACCAAAGTGATAGAATGGCCATAAAGGAACTCTGGC